CCCGGAGGAACATGTCGTCGCCCATGACGAAAAATCGCCAATCATAGCCCTCATACTCGAGCATGAGCTCGGCCAGGCGGATCCCATTGGCTCTGAGAACATATACGAACACTCCAGTGTAGGTGACGCCGTCGCGGCGATAGGTGAATTCGAGGGGTGTGCCACACACTCGCTTGAATCCAAGCTGCCAGTCCATGTCGACCATTCCGGCCGGAGTGACAGGCATGATGGGACGCGGTTTGGCCTCTCCGCCTGTCCCTTCCTCAATATTGCCGAGTCCCCGCTTGGCAAGAATCTCGTCTGTCTTGACGTAGAGCTCCTTCTTGCTGGGCGCATAATTGAGGTTCGCTGCCATCCACTCCAACACGCGTTGGCGGCGATGAGCAGCTGGCCACCCTTCTCGGGTTGCCAAGTAGTCCGCGACCTGGAGGTACGACGCTAGCTGGAAGGCCCAAGGCTCAGCCATCTCGAGAGCGAGTGGCAGTGCCTCTTCCCAGAACATCGGCTCTGCCTCTATCGTGGGCTTCTGCAGACGTTTCTGAGAGATGGACAACAGGCTGGCGATGCTCTTGGCTGGGCGAACATGGCTTGTGTCGAGATCGCTCCCTATCACTATCACTCTCTTCGAGTGCTCCTGCCCGATATTACCTATCAGGTCTAGGAGATCATGATCTGGTTCGATGGGGCTCCCATCCTTCATCGTGAAGCGGAAGAGCGGGTCGTCCCAATCGGCCCTCTGATCGGCCACAGGAATTTCCTCAAGCTCTTGTTCGAAGCACAACTCGGTGGTCGCTACGAATACCCTCTCGACCATGGTCCCTGACCTGAGCGCTAGCGTGAAATTCACCAAGGCATGGCAGAGAACCGCTAGAGGGAGCGGCACAATGGTGAGCAGTGTGTGAATCACCACTCGGGCCAGGACGACCACACATTGCTGGGTCGTCCTGAACTCGGCATCGTCGGGCAGATTGACTGCCACTATGATGCCCTCGATGAGTCCAAAAAGAACTCCGAGTCTTGCGCCTCCCAATCGCTTGAAAGACTCCTCCCACACAGCAGTCGCCAAAGACTCAAGAGCAGCAACTGCCACTTCGAGTACGGCGTGCCAACGCGGATGTTGATTCATCCATGCGTGAGCCCGGTGGTTCGCTGCCATGACGGCTTGGCGCACTTGCGCCATAGCCCAGCTACGGTTTCCGGTTTTGTGTAGACGGCGCAAGACTCCGCGCCAGATGGACGGCACCATCTTGGCTCCCAGGATGTGTGCTGCCTGGGTGATGCTGAGCTCGGGAAGCTCGGCTACGTCCCCTCCCCCTTGGTCTGGCTCATCTTTAGGAAGAGAACCGCCAAGAGCCCAACCAGCGAAGCCTCCCAAAAGGTGACAAACGCCCCGCACGGTCGCTATCGCGGATCCTGTGCGGTTGGCCTGAGAGACAGACAGAATGGCGAGTCCACCCGCGGCGAACTGGGGTACACCTTGGTCAATATAGCTCGCCTCAATCTGAGTCTCAACGCCAGCACGGATTTGGCTGGCGGGATGTGCCGAGGGCACGGTTGCAGCTGCTAGACGCAGAGCCGCATCTGCGGTGGCTTTCACCGCAGCGATGCAGAACGCAGATTCTGCTGGCATGAACTCAGTTAGCTCTCTACTAACAAGGGCCAATGCCGATTTCTGCAGGGATGACACGCTGGGCACCACCTCCAGATCGGTGCGCATCGCTGCGGTCACCACTGCTTTGAGTGCAACAACGCACACTCCTTCCGAGACGACGGTCGACCGGAAACTGCGGCGAGTGACTCCGATGTCCTCGCCTGGTGCCCCCGTACGCCTCATATGGAGGGTAAGAAGCATATGATTCTCGAATCCGCGATGTGGATGGATTTCGATCACCCAATTCTGGCCTTGAACGGTCACCGCCACTTGCGTGTGCCGCCAATACCAGGTCTGCATTGGATGACGATATGTGGCATCACCCCCAGCACTGGAGTGATATTCCACCATGTCCACGCCATTCACTTCGGACACCCATGCGACCCCTTCGGTGGCCACACGTTTGTCGAGCTTATAGCGTTCCACGATGAGCCCTGGGCTCTTCGCTTCGAGGGTTTTGACCCAGGCGCTGACGAACATGCCCCCTTTGGGTACATACATCTCCAGCTCCCGGACCAACTCTTCTGGACTGTAGTAGTACAAACAGTCATTGGCCACCACGGCTCGGGCTTTGAAACCTTTCCGTGGTGCGCACAAGCCTCGCTCACGCACCCGGTCACCAGGCCACAGCACGCGGCGCAGCCCTTCGACTGCTACGCGGCCTTTGACCACTTTGCCATCAGCATAGTAACCGAGCGAACGCCCGAGATTACGCACTTCGTTTTTCCCGGGGTTGAGTACCAACACGTCCATGTTGCGGTTCGCATCCCGCGCCACGCCGGCGAGGAAACGTCCCTGGGCATTGCGGCCAGCCACCCGCACAGTCGCAGAAAAGATGTGTGAATTATATGTCACACCCTTCTTCTGGACTACTCGTACGAGTTTCCCGGCCCACTGCCCTATGTCACCAGCATTCACTGGCAACTCCACCGATTGCTCGGTGAACCACCACCCTTTAGGTGCTGGAGCGTCGGATTCCGACGCAAGTGACTCTTTCGAGTCTTGGATTTCTGTCCCTGTGAGGACAGAAGTGGAGGTGTCAGACACCTCCCATTCATCATCCGAAATTTC